TGCTTGCTGGATCTCCATCCGGCACTAACACGATTACCATCAGCCCGAATGATCAAGACAAGGCGTATCTTGTTCACAACAACACAAGCCAGTCCGCCATTTTCACACAGGGTTCGGGTTCCAACGCTACTATCGTTGCTGGTGCTTTTGCTTGGATTTTTGCTGATGGTGCAGGCTCTGGTGCCGCAGTTACGAAGATGACGGTAGACACCGCGTCTATCGAAGATTCGGCGGTCACAACGGCAAAAATTGCGGACAATGCTGTTACCGCAGCAAAGCTGGCAGACACGGCTGTATTTGCATCCGGCACCAAAATGCTGTTTCAGCAAACCAGTGCGCCAACCGGCTGGACGAAGGACACCAGCCATAACGATAAGGCGTTGCGTATTACCAGCGGCACCGTAAGCACTGGTGGTTCTGTAGCATTTGAAACAGCTTTCGCTAGTCAAACACCTGCTGGCTCTATTTCAAATAGCGTATCCGGCTCAACAGCGTCACACGCGCTTTCAATTTCTGAAATGCCGGCTCACGACCACCCCGGCAGTACAGTTCAACAGCGAGAGGACTTCAACCCAACCACTGGCACAACAACGCAAACGCCGTTGGGTTTCGGTGACACTAGGGGTGGCTCAAGAGCATCAAACTCACCACTCACCATCGCCAGTCAGGGTAGCGGAAGTGGTCACTCTCACGGCGCGGGATCACTGTCTGTGTCGTCAAGTTTCAGCGGCACCGCCATCAATCTTGATGTTAGTTATGTTGATGTAATCATCGCTGCGAAAGATTAAACATGAAGTTAGAGGTCAAGCAGAACTGTCCCCTAAACGATTTTAATCCGTGCAAACAATTTGATTGTGCGTGGTTTATGAAGATATCCGGGACAAACCCAAATGATGGTCAGCCTACAGAAGAGTGGGGTTGCGCTATGGCGTGGCTTCCGGTTCTCCTCATAGAAAACGCGCAACAGTCTAGGCAGACGGGCGCCGCCGTTGAGTCTTTCCGCAATGAAATGGTGGAGTCCAACAAGGTTAGCCAGACAATCATGGCTATGACCGCAAAGCCTAATGGAAACTGGATTGAGATGAAGAATGCCTCTGACTAAGCTACAGTTTAAACCCGGTGTAAACCAAGAGATTACTTCGTATTCCAACGAGGGTGGTTGGCGTGACTGCGATAAGATACGCTTTCGCTTTGGTTATCCTGAAAAGCTTGGCGGGTGGGAAAAGTATAGTCAGAGTGTGTATGTCGGCTCTGCTCGTGCGCTTCACAATTGGATTGCGTTAGACGGTTCAAACTATCTGGGGATTGGAACACACTTAAAATATTATATCGAAGAAGGGCAAGGTCTAAACGACATTACGCCTTTGCGCCTGACAACCGGGTCAGGAGATGTAACCTTCGCCGCCACTAACGGCAGTACAACGATCACTGTTACAGATGCAGCGCACGGTGCTGTTGAAAATGATTTCGTTACATTCTCTGGTGCAGCATCTCTTGGTAGCAACATTACAGCCGCAGTCCTGAATATCGAATATCAGGTTGTCCGTATTATCAACGCCAACAGCTACACCATAACTGCCAGCGTTGCGGCCAACTCGTCTGATTCAGGCAACGGCGGATCAAGCACCGTGGGCGCATATCAAATTAATGTGGGCTTGGACTCGACAGTTGGTGGCACGGGCTGGGGTGCTGGTCTGTACGGTGGTGTTGCAGCCGGTGCGCTTGAAACCACAATTAATGAAGGCGGCACGTTCTCTGATTCTGACACAACTCTGACCGTGACCAGCGGCACGGGTATTGCGGCAGATGATTTTATATTGATTGATAACGAAATCCTTAAAGTCACCAACGTATCTACAAACGATTTGACCGTGACACGAGCGCAGTCAGGCACAGAAGCCTCGACACATGCAAACGGTGCAACCGTTACTCTGATCGTGGGTAACGCCAATGCTGACAATGATTACTTTGGATGGGGTATCGCAGCATCTGGCGGTCTGACAACCACAACACAGATACGTTTGTGGTCGCACGACAACTTCGGAGAAGATCTGCTAATCAACGCACGAGACAGCAACATCTTTTACTGGGACCGAACAAACAACCTGTCCACACGTGCGATTGAGCTATCCACTTTAAGTGGCACAAAGACCAGTGTGCCTCAGAAGGCAAAGCAGGTGCTTGTGTCCGATCAAGATAGGCACGTTATTGTCTTTGGGGCGGATGGCTTGGGTGCAAACGACAGCGCCACACAGGGGGACGGTGTACAAGACCCGTTGTTAATTAGGTTTAGTAGCCAAGAGAATCCGATAGACTTCTTTCCAACCGCCACTAACACAGCCGGTGATTTAAGGCTTGGCGCAGGGTCTACCTTTGTACAGGCAGTTGAAACCAAACGTGAGATACTGGTGTGGACCGACACTGCCCTGTTTTCCATGCGTTTCATTGGGCCGCCTTTTACCTTCGGCTTGTCTCAGCTTGCCTCGAACATCACAATTATGGGTCCGAATGCAGCGGTAGCAACAGAGGATGTTGTTTATTGGATGGGTATCGACAACTTCTATGTGTACGCTGGTAGAACGCAGCAGCTTCCATGCACTGTTAGGCAGAAGGTCTTTGGTGATTTCAACAAAGCAGAGTTTGACAAGGTGACTTCTGGCATCAACTCAGAGTTCAGCGAGATATTCTGGTTTTATCCGTCAGCGAACTCCACAGAGAATGACAAGTATGTTGTTTATAACTACAGCGAAAAGGTATGGTACTTTGGCAGTCTAGCTAGAACAGCATGGCTGGATCGCGGAACACGGTCCTTTCCTCTCGCAGCGGGCAATCAGTATATATTCAACCACGAGATTGGTTTCGACGATGACGGCTCTGCCATGACTTCGTTTATCGAGTCGGCAGCGATTGACATAGGAGATGGCGATAAGTTTACCCACATTAGACGTGTCATCCCCGATCTTACATTCATTGGTTCGACCAATCTTAGTAGCCCGCAAGCTTCATTTACCATCAAGTCGCGTCGTTTCCCTGGTGCTTCGTTTGACAACACGGACTCCGGAACCACAACGGGGTCAATCACATCTGCCAGTGTGGAGACCTTTACGGAGCAGCTTCATCTCCGGTCTCGTGGACGCTCGTTTGCGCTACGCATTGACTCTACGGCGCTTGGCACAAAGTGGAAGCTCGGAAGCCCGCGCATTGATATCCGTCCGGATGGGAGACAGTAGTGGCACAGGTACAGAATCCTCCACCAAGACTGCCCGAAGCTCCGGTTGACTATGATCCGCAGTACATGGCGGATTTGATACGTGCGTTAGAGATATTTATTTCGCAAGAAAGGACGCCTGGTGAGATGCGAGGCACAAAGATTACACTGACAGAGCTACCGACAAGTGCATCTGGACTAGAGACGGGCGCTCTGTATAATGACAGTGGTACAGTGAAGGTGGTTACCTGATGGGCCTGTTTAAAAACTTTACCAAAATTCTAAAGAAAGCTGCGCCAGTTATTGGTGGCGCAGTTGGTTTTGGTCTTGGCGGGCCTATGGGCGCGGCCATCGGTTCTGGAATCGGGGGTCTTGCAGCAGGTCAGGATGTCGAGGACGCGTTAAAGACAGCCCTTATCGGCGGCACCCTTGGATATGCAGGGCGCGCAGCGGGGTTTGCGCCAAACACCGCTGGAGGCTTCCTGCCCGAGTTTGTAGGAAAACAGGCAGCAGCGGGGTATGGTCTTACAGGCGCGCCTCTTCCCACGCAAGTTGCAACGCAAGGCTTCTACAATAAGGGCATGGGCGCCGCCGCTGATAAGCTAGCCGGTGGTGGGGACACGGGCATCATGAGTATGCTCGGTGACTTTGCCAGTGAGAACAAGCTGCTCACCGCTGGTTTAGGTCTTGGTGCCTTGGGTGCTTTGACACAAGAAGAAGAAGAAGAAATAAGAAGCCAACGTCCGTTCCCGAAAGGTGAGATGTTCGACATTACCGCCCGTTCTCGTGATGGAGAGGTGTATCAGTTGAATGATCCGGAAGATCTTGCAGCCTATCAGCGCGAGATATCTGACTTTGACTACGGAAGGGACCGCGAAATAACACTCAACAGCGGGGGTGAAGTCACAGGACCGGGGACCGGCACTTCTGATTCAGTTCCTGCACGTTTGTCGGACGGTGAGTTCGTCGTAACAGCAAAGGCCGTGCGTGGTGCGGGCGGCGGAGATAGGGATATCGGCGCTGCACGTATGTATGATATGATGGCTGAGTTGGAGGCTTCTGCATAATGGCTACACAAACCATAGAACAAACCACCAGACTTCCTGAGTTTCAGGAACAGTATCTGGCGAACCTGTTGACCTCGGCCCAAGGACTTTTCAAACCCACAAGCGAGGGTGGTCTTGGCCTTTCGATGCCGTTTGCTCCGGCGGAGCAGGCTGGGCTTTCTCAAGGACAACAGGATGCCATCGCGGCTGCTCTTGGCGCGGGGGTTGGCTCTTATCAACCCTATCTGGATCAGGCGCAGGCTGGGCTTGAAGGCGCGATGCAAACCGCAGCCGGTGCTGGTATGTCACCGACGGCGTACCAAGATTACATGGACCCGTATCTTGATGACGTTGTTCAGACGGCGCAGGCGGATATTGGTAGGCAGGGTCAGCAGCAGCAAATTGCAGCGGCAGCAAAAGCGCGCGGCGCAGGAGCGTTTGGAGGGTCACGTCAGGCTGTCCTCGAAGGGGAGATTGGCCGCAACACATTGGAACAGCAAGCGCGTACAGGTGAGCGGCTTCGCAGTGCTGGCTTCGCGCAGGCTTCTCAACTAGCACAGCAGGCGGCAAACCAACAACTGAAGCAGGCGCAACTTAGTGGTGGTTTGGCACAAGGTATTGCAGGTCTGGGATCGCAGGCACAAGGCATGGGTGTACAGGACATCAACACACTTCTGGGCATTGGCGGGTTGCAGCAACAGCAGGACCAGACGGGTCTCAACATCGCCCAACAAAACATACTTGGTCAGCAGCAGCAGCCGTTCCAACAGATTGGCTTCCTGTCAGACATCTTCCAAGGTGTGCCGGCCTTGCAACAAACAACTTCGCAGACTACAACGCCGCCACCTAGTGCGATGTCTCAAATCCTTGGTCTTGGGATTGCCGGTCTTGGTGCTTACGGTCAGGCGCAACAGGGTCTTGGCTTTTTAGGAAGGGCTTAATTATGCGCCGCGCTCCTCTTAGTCGTCCGATGTTCCGGTCACGTACAGCACCGGGGGCATCTCGCCAGCCCACTGGTGTTCTTGCTTCAAGCCCTGAGTTAATGCAAGCAGCTATGCGTAATCTTCCGAACCCTGCTCCGGGGGCGGGAGTTCAAAATCCATTTCAACCTGCTGTGTTCAATCAAGGTGCGGGTGAAAGCCTTTTGCAGAATATGTCTGCCCCTGCGTTGAATATCGCTGCGGGTGACAGACCGCTTGATGTTTCAGCCGCTCCTGAACCAACAACCTTCACAACACCAGAACCAAAACCAAAACCCGATACACAGCCGCTTACGCTGCCCGATGACGTTGATGACCGCACCGCAAAAGCTGCGCAGCCAATGCTGGATTCAGCTAATAAGCTGAGAGCGGCCACAGACAACATTCTTGAAAATGTGCCTGGTCGAGACGATGTGGTCGTGGCCGGTAAGTCGGTCAATCAATTGTACAAAGATGCTTTTGATGCAATGGATGAAGACACGCCAACTCTTAGTGACTACAACCTCGCCGACTTTGAGGATATGGCTATGGAGTCTCTGGGCTACACCAAAGGACGTGGCCCCAAACAGATTGCAAACGAAGACAAGAAGACATCTTTCTGGCTGTCTCTTATCAAGGCCGGGTTAGCTACTGCCGCCGGTGAAAGTCCATATGCACTTACAAACATTGCACGAGGTCTTTCGTTTGGGGTTGAGTCATTTGGTCGTGACATGAAAGACATCAGCGCAGCCGAGCGCGAAGAAAACAGAGCGATTGCTTCTGCCAAGTTGGCGCTGCTTCAAGACCAGCGAAGCGTTGATGTTGCAAACCGTGCAGCTAAAATTCAAGCAGCACAATTTAAGGCGCAGCTTGGTGATTCGATTCGCCAAGAAGATAGGGCTGATGCGTTTAAACAAATAGATATAGCAACAGGTTATCTTCAGATTGAAAACAGCCTGTTCCAGTTTGTTGCATCGCAAGATGCAAACTGGGCCTCGATTGATTTCAACAAAGAAAAGTTTGCAGCGACACTGAAAGCCACGCTGGCGGCGCAAACTCCTGACATTATCAGAGAGTTGAATGTTGCGGGTTATGTTGTGCCGAAAGAAGAAGGCGGCACAGTCGATTTGTCCGATTCAGACAGCTACAAGCTGACAGATAAAGGTATTGCTATATTCAATAATTGGATCCTTAAGAGAGGGGAAGTGAAGCTGACTGATCTTGTTCGAACAGCCGACGCCGCTGGCGAGACCATGATCGTGGGGTCAATGAACTTTGCAGATGCAGAGAATGGAAGCGAAAGAGCCGAAACAGTATCAACGCTGTTGGGTAAGTTAGCGTCTGATCCTGATGCCGCAGCAGCACAGCAAATACCTGTATTCCGTACAAGTCCGGGCGTAAGCACAACTGGTCGGCCTATGATTGAGGCATTATGGGCGTCTGGTAACTATAACAACCTAGAATTTTATGGGATCGTAGATGACGAGGGAGAGATAAAGCAGGGACTTTTAGACCTTGACAAGTTGAAGAGCATGACAGACTCGGACGCACTAAAATCAATACTGGAAATAAAAGTGAAGAAGCAACCCGTCGATGACGGCGAGTTGGCAACAGAAGTTGCCCCTGACCAGAATATAGACCCCGCCACTGGTAGACCAAAACTCTGATATGAAAAAATGGAATTACAAGGGCGAGATCTTTGAGCTTCCAGAAGATTTAAGCGCGCAGGATGCTACGGCACGGATTAAGGAAATCTTATCCGAGCGAGAGAATACATCCGAGAATACATCCGACAACACATCTGAAAGTAAGCCATTACCGCCTTACGTGCCCGAAAAAGCTGATGAACGCGGTCTTCTTGGGGACATCGGGGTCAACCTCGCAAGAGGTGTTTACGAGGGTGCGAAAGCCACAAGCGAACTCGTCGGGTTGTACTATGACGTAAAGTACAACACCAGCGGCACTAGCTTGTTTCCTAAAGAAGACAACGAACTTCCAACAGAAGATCCCTTTCCAATTGCAGGCGCAATTGTTAAGGGCTTTGAAGATGTAGGCGAAGGGGTTGAAAAAGTAACCGGCATAGAAGGAAAAGCAACAACTCTTGCCGGTGAAATTTCACACGTCGTCGGTCAGTACGTCGCTCCTGGGGGACTCGGTGCAAAAGTTGTATCAAACGTCACAAGACTTGGCCGGCTTGAAAAGCTGACCCGCGCAAGGAGAGGCAAGTCTAGTCTCACCAGAAGACAAAAACTTTTGCTGAGTGGCCAACAAGCTGTTGGTGCAACGGCGGTAGACTTTATTGTGTCGTCAGATGAAAGCGAGGGAATACACGACTTTTTCGAATTAGGCCCGGACATGTCTCCGGAACGTAAAGTCGGTGAAACGGCGCTCGAGCTTCTTGGTGCAAAGCTTTTGAACCGTACGTTGCTTGGAGCCGAGGCTGGTATTGCCACTGTTGTCCTACCACCTGTGCTTGGAGCAGCACTCAAAGGCACCTTTAAGTTTGGTGCTTCTCGCCCCGTTGAAATAGCATCTGACATTTTGCAGAATAAGTTAGGTGTCGTAACCCCTATTGCACGATCTTCGCCCAACTCTATCTTGGACCGCGCCCGCCGGACCACGGTTGCTGATCTGGTTACCGTGGGGGCGTTGCCGGCTGTCCGCAAAAGTCTAGAGATAGCCACCAATCAAATATTAAAACAAGAAGCACGGATCTTAGATGCACCCGACAAGGTTGGATTTACAAGCACGATTATCGCCAATCTATTCGCCAATCTTCGCTATCGCGGGTTTCTTGACCCAGCCGCTGCTAGAGCCAACTCGCTGGTCAACGCTGCTGTCGAAGGCGATGTGAAAAGAGCAGACCGCCAACTGACAAAAGTCGAACAGAAGATTGACGAGTTTTTAGCTCGTCCTGAAATGAGACAACAGACAGCGGTTACAAAACAAACTTTGATGAACGCTTTCATGGACGTTCTGGAGACAGGTAAGCGTCCAGACGATATCCCAGATGAGTTGTTTAACGCATACAAATCGGCTCGAAACATTATTGACCAATTATCCAACCGACTGCTTGAGACCGGCGCGGTACGTGCACTGCCTGAAACTGCGAAACCAGGGCAAGCGAGTCGAGAATCTTTGATGAAAGCAATCCGCGAAAACATAGAAGTAGGCGGATATTTGCGGCAACGATATGCGGCGTACGAAAACCCCAAGTATAATATTGCCGCCGGGTCAGCAAGG